TTTTGCTTCTTTTGTGTGTTTGTATCCCTTATTGGCTTTACTTATTTTCATTTTAGATTCTTCACTCAAAGAATTTGCACTTGGAGAAGAATTATAGCCATACATAAAATCAACCGACTTGTGTTCTGAAATATATTTTTCTTCCATCAAGTCGGCATCTTGCCTGTTATTTTGTATACTTATAATTGTCCACTCAAAATCTGATATATTGTATTTTCTGAGTGCTTGGTGAAATCTAAAATGTGATCCCCCTTTAGCACATTTATAGTGACCTCTTTGCCTTTCTTTCAATTCTCTTGAAGTTTGGCCAATGTAGCATTTTCCATTAATTTTATTTAGGGCTTTATATATTGTATACATTTACTTTCCAAGACGCCTTTTGATTTTTTCAGCCAGTTGTGTTTTTTTCATTTATGCTTCCTCAATACCCTCTATGTCTAATTAGTTTCATCGGTTATATTTATTTTATTTATAACCACGGATAAGCATATTAGGAAATATAAATAGGGATGTGTTTATGTGTGAATCAAATAAAACATCAAAGGAAGGAAAAAATTATGGGTAAAAGTACAATGAATGTTCTTAGCAAAATGTTGTTGGGGATGAATGTTATTTCGCAGGCCATTCTTTCTATGGAAGACGGTAAGCTTACATCATCCGAGATGATCCAGATTTTTACAGTTGGTCTTCAAGGACTTGGTATAACAGGAGCAAGCGTGAAGGGTATAACATTTACTCAGGCAGAAGATGGTAGTATTGACCTCAAGATTCCGGCTGATTTGGTAAACAAGTTGAATATAAAAATTTATTAAGTTGAAAACCATTTTTTCAATAGTGTTTTTTTTATTGGTCGGTTGCTCGGCGGTGACACCTGTTAGATATTATAATTTTTATTTGAATGACTGAAATAATGTCAATTTACGCCTGGAGGTCCAGGCGGAACATGAAGATCAATTCAAACAGGATACATCGCCGACAACCGACTTTAAAATACCAATACCAGGAATAATTCCATGACACCAGAAATTTCTACAACAATTCAAACTATCGTGATTAGCGTAGTATTACCCGCTATCGCAGTAATTATCGGAATGGTGGCTAACTATATCAAAAAGTGGCTTGAAGTAAAAACATCTAAACTTGAATCAGAGAAAATCAAAATCGAAGAGGAACGCAAACAGGCAGCTATAGAATTTGGTTTGAAACGTTTGGATCATGTTGTAACGAATGTGGTTGCAGAAGCAGAGCAGGTCAAACCATCGGGAATAAAACCCACACCAGAAGATAATGCTATTAGGTTGTCTAACGTCCAAGCTGAAATCAAATCTCAAGTAAAACCAGAAATCATTGCCGCTGTTGCAACAGTAGTACAGGATCCCGAAAGATATATTACTACAAAAATAGAGGCAGCAGTGGGTGATTTGAAGTCAAAATCTGCTGATTGTAAATGAGGGACCTAACACAATACGATGGATTGCGGTCATTAATTAAGACCGCTGACCTTGTAGAGTTCGCTTCTAACGGTCTTCTTGGAACCGGTATAATGAAAATGACCGGGCGCCAAGTTAGCCATAGTTCCTTGATAATTCGTTTGCCATATGAAAACTCTGAGCGCCGCTATATAATCGAAGCGGTTAGAACCGGACCAGAGTTCCATTTGCTTTCGGATGTTCTTCAACATTATAATGGTTCCGCTATTTGGTATGGTTTAAAACCAGAATATGATTGTAAAAGAGACGCAATTGGGGAATGGCTGTTTAATGAACTTTCACAACACAAGGGTTATGATTTTAGAAACGTTGTTATGCAACTTTTCGGTAGGGTAAGCCTGGATGCCCGAAGACTGTATTGCACCGAGCTTTGTGAGATTCCATATATTGAACAGGGTATAATCAAACCTGATCCTGCCGGTGCCCGCCGGCCAGGAGATTTACCCACGCTTGGTATTTTTATATCTCAAGCCCATTTATTGGGTGAACAGAATTAAGCCTTAAAGTTTTCATCTAACCAAGTCCAATCGTCTGTATCGTTTAAATCAACATCTGTCAAAACTCCCCAACCTTCAGAGTCATTATCACTCTTATCAAATTCATATTTTTCACTTAGAATGTTCATGTCAAAGAAATAAACTGCCCATGCTAACGCCATTACACAATCATCGTTCATCGATTGACCAAAAAACCTTCCATCTTCCTCAATAAAAGAACCAAGTTCCATAAGTGTTCTTAGATCAAACATTTTCAAAGAACCGTCTTCTATGAGTTTCTTGAGCAAAAGACATGCTTTTGATTTAGTACCGCCTTTAACACCACCTGTTGATCTTATACCAAGATTTTTTGTTTTGCTTCCAGAGTTTACAAGACCATCATACTCATGTTCCCACCATAGACGATTGACAACTGATGATCCCTCTCCGTTATTCTCACACATAACATATGCTTTATTATAATAGATCGCTATTCTTTGTAGGACATCTGTAAAATCATAAACATCTGTTAGGTTATGTCTAAATACGGCAACCTGTTCAAGCTTGATAGGTTTGAGTGAATCTATTTTCAAAACCTGGATAACCGAGTAGTTTTCTCCCGTACCCTTGGCCGGATCAACACCTAAGACGTATTGGGAGCGTTCCTTAGGCTTCTCCCATATCTTTAGTCTATTATCAAGGTCGGTAAATTTGGGTTCAAGGTCAGACTTTAGGATGATTTCCAGAGTGGTTGGATTTATCAACGTATTGGTTGATCCAATAAACTCTACCGCAAATTCCTGGGCAAACTGTCTTTCACCAATATTCTTTCTCTGTTCATCAGCCCACTCTTGGTCTCTACCGGGCACACGGCCCCATGAAACCTTGGTCGTCACAAAGGAATTTTTCTTTAGGTCGGCATCAACCCAAATCTTATGAAACAGGTTAAAGAGGCCGTTAGGTGTGGAAATGATTACAATTTTTGCTTTTTTGGATGCTGAAATGGTTGGATAGTTAGCTGACCAGAAATCTTCGGCCTGACTTTGTTGAACGAATGCAAACTCATCCATGCACAACAGGTTCAAAGACTCACCACGAAAGGCATCCGCACTTGTGGCTGCTATGATAATCTTGCTTCCATTGTCAAATGTTATAAATGTTTTGCTGTATTCTGTAACACCTGGTTTTAACCATGTAGGAAGGGCCTCATATGATTTTCTGATTCTATCGAGAATCATTTTGGCTGACCGTTCTTTATTAGAAACAATGCCTATAGTCTTATCTTTATGAAATATTGCATACCACAAAACATATGCGGCAACAATAGTTGTGTTGTGTGAAAGTATTCCATTACTATAATATTTTTGACCGTCTACTTGGACATCATACATATTTTCTTGATACATTAGATTTTTACATTCCGAAACATAAGAAATTCCCTCTGCGGTATCAATTATATCTCCTACAACCAAATCTTTTACAAATTTTTCTTTAGAATCAGAAAATACTATATGATCGTCAGCACATTTTATGTTTTTATTATCAACCAATTTTAATTCCCATACATCATATGGGATTGTTTTACAAACTGCACGTATGTCTTTCCAACCATCATCGGTAAGAATTTCATAATCATCTACATTGTATATTTCTTCAAACTTTCTATCCATTTATAAAATCCACACACCTCTTTATTGAATCATTGGGATTATTTTTGAAATCTCTCTCACAAACATGGAATACTTTTACACCAACGTTTTCAATTTTTTTATCTCTTATATCATCCCTTTCTTTGTTTCCTCTTTTTTCACCATGCCAATAATCTCCGTCAAATTCAATAGCTTTATTAGGATTTTAGGCGTTTATTTTTAAAAAATTCTCCTATTGTTATATTTTGTATTTCCCCACTTGATTTATTTTTTATTGTTATTATTGAATCTTCCTGTAAACATTTGCCCGACTGACGGCTACATAATGCTACGTTATAACGGTGCCTTTGAAATTTTTCTAAAAGTTCAAATTGATATTCATATGGTTCAAATGTAACTTCACCGGCATCCGGATTTATTATTTTGATGTATTTGATAAAGTGCCGGCATTTTTTAGAACTGAGTTGTAATTCTTTGACTTCTTCAGGTGTATACTCATGTTCTGAATTGGGCCTTAGAACATACCGAGAGTCGTATTTAATAGGAATCTTATTTGCCCTCCATAAAAAAAACAAAAATACCTTTTGAACAGATTATGCTCAAAAGGTATTTATGTTACCAAAAAGATATTTTATGGTTGAGTTGGTACTTGAGTTGGGGTTCCTTTCA